CGGATCTCATTAATGTTCAGAGAGCGTGTATCGAGCGCCGGCTTCACAACCAACACCTGCAAGCCCTGTGCCGTATACTTACGCACAAGGCTGAGCGCGTACGACGTCTTGCCTGCAAACATGGGACCGATCACAATCTCAAGCGACATGTATGTACGGTGTCGGTGACGTGTATGCGACTTTCGCGCACTTTACATAAAAACGTTAATGCTTCTCGATCAGGATCAGATGTCTGCGATCGTTGTCGTTATGATCGTGTTTACCTGCGGGTGCGGGTGCTGGATTCGGCACCTTCGGGAGCAGAGTCGCAGAGCCGGGTTGTATGACCTTCAGGACGGGGACATCGTATAAGTATGTTCGAAAATTGCAAGGTTGAGCTTTTGGAGACGTTTGGCGATGATCTGACCGTTGTGAATGCTGCACGCGTGTCTCTGGGTAAGCACGCCACCGAGTTTACCGACAAGGATGCGAAGTTGATCAAGTATCTGGCGGACCATGAGCACACCTCACCGTTCTTTCACCCACAGCTCCGGTTCCGTCTGAAGATGCCGATCTGGATGGCCCGCGAGTGGTTTCGCCACACCATCGGATTCTCGCGTAATGAGGTATCCCGACGTTACGTCGATGACCCGCCGACCTTCCACATTCCCAACTTCCGGACACGTGCACCAGGTAAAAAGCAGGGAAGTAATGATGATGTCCATCCGGATAATGCGATCTATCGCGAGTTTATGGGATCTCAGGTAAGTGGTGCTATGCTGGCCTATCAGACGATGCTGAACAACAACATTCCACCTGAGCAGGCGAGAATGGTGCTTCCTCAGAATATGATGACGGAGTTTATTGAGACGGGTTCGTTAGCTGCGTATGCCCGGTTGTGCCACCTTCGCATGGGTCCTGACGCCCAGGCCGAGATTCGCGAGGTTGCCGGTCAGGTCAGTGAGTTGGTGAAGACTGCGTTTCCTGCGAGTTGGGGTGCTTTAGCACCTAGCGAGTGAAGCTACCCCATAACCATACGCTTCGCTGCTCGTCGCTCTCTGGCTAACCGGTTACGTCTTTCGCGATTATCAATAGCGTATTGTTTATCATACTCCTTGAGTTTTTCAGAGTGTTGTTTTCTATATTCGCTATTGTAGTCTGTTCGTTTCTCTCGGTTCTCAATTTGGTATTCCCGACGTTTCTGCAATAGCTCGTCGCGATGCTGTACATAGTATTCTTTACAGTTGTCTTTGTGTTGCTGCTTAGCTTGTGGACTAGTATCAGCTAGCGGGTTGCGAGTATTCAAACATAGACTATCATTCTTATGTTCGCTGATAAACCATAGTTCTCTCTGCAATAGCTGCTGTTTTGTTTCACACGGAAAAAGCTCGACAAGATCGATGGTTACACTATCCCATCCGATCGCGTTGATATGGTTATATGTATTGTTTGTCTCTGTATTTTTAGATGCACATTTGTGACTAGATAATCTAGATGCTAATGCCCGGATGGTGGATCCAAAGTAGTACTTTCCGTCTGAACATTGAAGTTTATATATTTTTCCACTCTCGTATCCCATTGCATCCATAACTTCATTTGTTTTTAAATCACTCAAGAATCGTACGAGCTGTGATGTGCATTGCAGCAAGTTCCTGGACCCACAGTTTCATTGCGTACGGTAATGTCTTCATGACGAAGTCCGTCTTGTTACCGCAGGATCCGCACGAGTACAGTCCCTCCTGCGGATTCACAATCGCAAGAGTACCGCATGTCTTGCAGATCCCCGTCGTGAAGGGATCCGATACATCCATCAGACGCTCCTTCGTGAACGCCGCCGCACCATGCGAGATCATGCAGTCGCGCTCCATCTCTCCGACACGAAGACCACCGTCGCGGCTACGTCCCTCGCACGGCTGACGAGTCAGAGACACGATCGGACCGCGCGCACGAGAGTGTTTCTTATCGATGACCATGTGCTTCAAGCGCTGGTAGAACGTCGGCCCCATGAAGATCTCTGCCTGAATCATCTCGCCTGTCTGCCCGTTGTACAGGATCTCATTCCCATATGGGTGCATACCCAGTTCGACCATCTGGGCCCGCAGCTCCTCGACTTTCAGGTGGGAGTACGGCGTTCCATCACCCAGCGTACCCTTCTGAACACAGACCTTTCCGAAGATACACTCCATCAGCTGCGCAATGGTCATACGACTAGGCACCGCGTGTGGATTCATAATCAGATCAGGGCGCAGACCCGCACCCGTAAACGGCATGTCCTGCTCGTCCAACAGCATTCCAACGGTTCCCTTCTGTCCGTGGCGGGAGCTGAACTTATCTCCAATCTGAGGGACACGCTCCGAGACTACGCGCACCTTGACGAAGGGATAGCCGTCAGAGTTCTTGTCCTGCCACACACCGTCAATTCGACCCGGCTCGGCGTTCTTGTGAGTGGTCGACGCATCACGAAACGAGTAACCCGCGGTATCGTGGCGGAGGTTCACAACCTTGCCGATCACCACGTCATTCTCCTGGATATTCGCGTGGAGAATTGGAATACCGTTCTCGTTGATCGCAGCGTACGACGTGTTCTTGAACTTTCGCGTATTGTGCTTCTGCGGACGCATGAACTTCTCCTCCCGTCCCGAGGTCACGTTACGATGCTCCTCATCCTTGTACATCGTGTAGTACAGACCGCGGAACAGACCGCGGTTCACAGCAGACCGGTTCATGATGATTGAGTCCTCCTGGTTGTACCCGCCGTAGCACGCGATGGCCACGATCGCATTCATACCGAACGGCATCTCCTGCATCTTCAGAATGTTCATCGACCGCGTCTCCACGATGGGGCGCGAAATCGAGCACAATACGTAGGCATTCTTATCCAGGCGCTTTGCGAAGTTGGTCGCATACACGCACATGGACTGCTTGCCCATAGCCGACTGATAGGTGTTTCGAGGCGACTGATTGTGGTCCGACAGGGGAATCGTGCCCGCCATGTGGCCGACCAGCATCGACGGGTGAATCTCGTAGTGCGAGTGCGTCGTGACCTCCGGCTTAGTTAGCGCAATGCGAAGAGTCTCGGTCTCCGAAGCATCGATGTACTCGACACACGACCGAAGCCAGGCATTCCAATCCTTACGATCCTCGCCCACCGGCTCCGGTGCACCCACACGGAACACCGGACGCACCGCACGACCGCCGTCCGTCTCGATGAGAATCGAGTTCAGCAGCGTATACCAAGCAATTGACGTGTGCGGGTGAAGACGTAGGGTCTGCTTTGCTGTACGCATGGCGCTCACGATCTTCAACGGGTCAGCTGTGTAGCCGACGAGAACACCGTTGATGGTGATAGCGGTTCCCTCGTACACCTTCGGCGTGGTAATCCAGGTCACGTTCATGTCCGCAAGGAAGTGGAGGATCGTGGACGACGGAACGTGCTGCGAGATGGACGTCAGGAGCGACATCGTCTTCACAATACCCACCGAGTGACCCTCCGGAGTCTCCACTGGGCACATGAATCCCCACGAAGTGCCGTGCAGCTTGCGAGGAGCCAGCAGCTTGCCCGACTTCTCGACGGGAGTCTGGATACGGCGGATGTGGCTGAGAGTCGCAGCGTAGGACATGCGCGCCAAGACCTGCGAAACACCCACCTTCGTTGCATTCGAGAGAGCCGTTGAGTTGTTAGTACCCATGCCTTGCACCGTGAAGTTACCTGTCGCCAGAGCCTGCTTCATCTTGCCCTCGATGGTGGAGACCTTCAGAATCTTGTACAGGTTGTTGATGTTCAGAATCTCCAGAGGCTGACCGGCCTTCTTCCAGGTGTCGTTGTTGACCTCCTGTACGAACTCGTTACGCGTATCATTGCACACCTTCTGGAACAGCTGACGGAACAGGTGGGTGAGAAGCGCACCTGTCGTCACCACGCGCTTGTTCGGGTACGCGTCGCGGTCGTCCAGCGGGATCTTCTTGCAGTACGTCAGCAGGAGGCGGCGAATCATGGACCCCATCAGCATCGTGCGGCGAGCGTTCAACACTGGAAGCGTCACGCCCACTTCTCCTGCGAACTTGACGTGCGGCAGAAGCTCCGTCGTCAGCAGGT